TAGTAATGGATTAATGGGAAATAATACTTCAGAGAGGATATATCCCAGTCTGATTTTTTCTGCTTTTGCAAGTTCTATGATTTCTTTTTTGGTTAGTTCGCGGATCAGTTTAAAATTTTCAAATCGTTGTTTATATTGATTGATAATAACTCCACGTCCGTGGACCTCACATTCCCATACACATCGATTGATGTTAAAGCTATATGGGAGGCCTTCAATATCTGTTGCATAAAATCCATCAGAACAATCTCTTTCTGGATTTTCGTCAAAAGTATCGCAACGATATTCTTTATTTTTTTCAAACTGAAAATTTTGAAACGGACTTGTCATGTTTTTGTTTAATACCTTATATTTTTTCATTGCTGTGCTCCTTTAGTTAATTAACATCGTTGTTTCAATGTGATTAAGCAATTTTTTTGTGTAACATACTGCCCATTGATCTTTGAATTTATTGCATAGATTTTTTTTATATGGAAATTCAAACATCAGACTGCTATTCATGATATGATCCAGGACTATTTTAGCATCGGGATGTAGTTTTTGCTGTTGCTCACTGAAACTGATATCCTGTTGTTCTGTGTAGCTGATATCAGTATCAATGGAATCGGTTTGTTGCTGCTTAACAACAAAAAAGGTATATAGTTTTTTGTGCAGCCGATCAGTCAGATACGTGCTGAACGATGCTTTATGCGGATTCCATTTGTAGCAGCTTTCTACAAAAATTAAATTTCCCTGAGCTTGAACTTCTTCAAATTCAAGCTGATATTTTTGAGTTAACTCCCATGCTGCTTTATTGATCTGTTTTTGGTGCTTGATAAAAAGCTGTTCTATTTGCTTCTGTTCCATGTTCATTTCATCATCTCCTTTATCATTTTTACTGCTTTATCAGCATAAGCCGCATAAGCATCAGCATAAGCAGCAGCAGCATTAGCAGCAGCACGAGCAGCATCACAAGCAGCACGAGCAGCAGCATAAGCAGCAGCAGCATTAGCAGCAGCACAAGCAGCACAAGCAGCACAAGCAGCAGCATAAGCAGCATAAGCCGCATAAGCATCAGCATTAGCAGCAGCAGCATCAGCATTAGCAGCAGCAGCATCAGCATTAGCAGCATTTTCTTTTGTTGGTTCTTTAATCCATTTTTTTGCAGCGTCTATTGCCTTCCGTGGTCTTTTGTCGTTGGGATATTCTTTTTCGAAAATATTAATTACGCTTTCTGCATTTAATACAGCAAACTGAGCAGACACAAGTTTTCTGGTGCCGGGCTCAGTGTACCATTTCGGCAGATTTAATTTCTTTTTCGGCGTTAAGCTAAAAACCCCACACTTCACAAAATCTTCGACCACGATGTCTCCATAACACTCCAGCATGATCGGATCGTCAATGACGGCATGGGCTGGGTTAAGCAACAGTGCAAGATTTTTATTTTTATACGCATGAAGAACATCACGTGAACACAGGCTTGGATTGGAGCATGGTGTAACAGAATTGGTTTTATCGATTTCCCATTTCGTCTCGCCACGAGTAGTATAATCTTGTTGTGTTAGTTTGTACAGTTTCATTTTGAATCTCCTTGTTGTTTTATATTGATAACGATAGAGCCTGTCAGGTCTCCATCGTTGATCAGTGTAATGTTTTGAATTTTAACGGATACGTTCTGTGCAATTTCTTCCTCGATAGTTCCAGCACAAAACAGCAGCCGCTGTATTGCTTTGCTTTTTGCACCTGCCCGGTGGATACGTCCCAGAGCCTGGACAAGATCAACAGCAGAATTGGTCGGGCTGATCAAGCTGACTCGTGGATATGTTCCATTCAGATCATGGAGAGATATACCAACGCCACCAGCTTTAATGTTGCAAAGTATAATCCTGCTTTGATCAGATTGAAACGCTTCGATATTTTTTTCGCGTTGTTCTCCGGTAATGCTTCCATCGATAATGCAGTCACATTTTAATTTTTGGGATAATACAGAAATTGTTTCTTTGAAGTTTACAAATATAGCAATTGAGTTTCCCTCTTCAATCAGGTCTTCCGCCATTTCGATTATTGTTGGGACTTTCAGAAGTTCAATTTCCTGTCGTGCTCGCAATATCTCAGTCAGGATGCTGCTTCCTTTATCTTTTTCTTTTGTAGCATAGAGCCGTTGTAATTCTCCATCCATTTTTCTGTAGGCTGATTGTATTTTTTTTGCATTACTATTCATATCATAACTATCAGTAATAATCAAGTTGTCCGGGAAAGCATCTCCCAGATCAGCAATGCGGATACGGGAACCTTTAGCAGGGAAAAGCTGCTGGTGGATTTTTTGCAAAAATTCAGGCTTGGGATTAAATTCAACTCCGAAGAACGATTTGTAGACGCCGTGTTTATACGCCCAGTTCCAGAATGAAGGATAGTCCTCAAACAGTCCTAATACTAATCCCAGGCTGTAGAGGTGTAATGGATTATCAGCGATAGTAGCGGATAGTGCAAGTACGGGACTTTTTGATCGTTTAGCAGCTCTGAGCATTTTGCTGTTTAATGTTTTTTCATTCTTGCAGCGGTGGCAATTTGAAACTAAAATATTGTTTGCAAAATAATTATGATTATCTACAACTTCAAAATTATAGACAAACATTTTTTCGGTTCGGTTATAATCTCTTGATTGGTAAACCTTAATACTTTCCACTCTAATGAAATTAGTTTCTTGGTTTTCTTTTTGTCCAGCTCTTTGCTCTTTTTTGAATTGTGTGATTTTCCATCTATTTCTATTGCAATTTTCTTTATTGGATTTGCTATATCTACTTTGTAGTTTTTTGGATAACCAGGAGTGTGTTTTCCGAGTGATATTGGATATTCTAATTCCCATTGATTGCTGTTTAGCATCTGATATAATTTTATTTGTGCTTTTGTTAGTTTTCCATTTCCCCCACGGTTTTTTATTGGCTGGGACCATGTTCCGTTTTTTATTTTTGTATTTTTCATTTTTTCGAATGCTTCTTTTTTCATCATTGGATTGTTTTCTTTCATTCGTTTCAAAACAGCTAATCTCATTGGATTGTTTTTTTCTGTCAGTTGCTTTGTCATTTTCCTTGATTGTTCTTTTCGTTTTTGTGGATCGTCCCATTGATGTTTCGTTTTGCATTTTCTTGAACAGAATTGGCTTTTGTAGTTTCTCGGTTTGAATACTTTCCCGCACCATTTGCACGGAATATTTGTCAGTGATGTTTTTTGCCTCGACATAATCATTTACCTCTTTAATCCAGATTTTATGATTTGGTGTGCATATAAGATGCTCACCATTTTCTAAATTTATCTGAATTAACTTTTCTGTAAACAACTTTTTGCTTCTATGCTTAATTTTTTTATATTCATAACAGTCTTTTTTAGAATTAAATGATAAAACTTTGACATTTAAATTATTTTCAACGATATTTCCTATCGAGAATGCTCCCTTATTTGTCATTATTGGTGTATGATACGGGAAGCACTCATCAAATACCAGCAAATGTTTTTCATCAGTCAACCATTTGAATCTATCTTTGCCGTCCTCTGATTTGCTGTGCTGTAAGTATTTTATCTTGCCTGTACGGTATTGTTCGTAGTTAATCGCAAAGCATTTGATTCCGAAATATTTAGCAGCTTTATACCAGCTTGCAATAACTGATTTAGGCGTCAATACGATAATATCAAGATTCAGGTATTGAGCAGCAGCACAGGCTACATATGTTTTGCCGGTGCCGGTATCAGAGGCGTCAAGAGCAGCATTGTTCATTATCAATGATTGGATAATTAGTTTAGCGTGGGGGGATTGATACGGATATAATTTTTTCTCATCTATAGAAATAGATTGTTGCAGCTCGATAATTTTTGCCTGCTGTTCTGCTGCGTGCTGTTGGTTAGTTTTTAGAGCCTGAGAAATGGAATCATCAAGAGCAAAACCAATATCGGTTATCTGCTGAATTGACGATTCGTTTAGTGGTATAGTCCAGAATTTAGTGTTAGCGTTAAACCGCCTGCCATCTATAGCTTTAACTTTTTCCAGTGTCCGGTAAAATTCAGAGCTGTCGGAGCTATAGAACTTTAATACGATTTTATTGTCTTTAACTGTTGCTGTTTTCATTGGTTATTTTTCTACTATTGCTTTGGAGTAAGATCAGGGAGTATTACATTATTGTAATACTCATCGACTGTATTTCCATTTTCGTCATAGCAGTTAATTATTCCCACCATGATTTCACATATAAGTTGCTGTTGTTTTTTTGTCATAATCAATCTCCTTTTTTTATTTTATATAACTAATATAATATACCCCTGAAAAAAGCTACTAAAAAATATAAAAAATATAAAAAAAATTAAAAGTATTAGTTTTGGCTAATAATGTTAAAAAAGTACTTTAAATTATAAGCATATAAGTTATATCTATTATATTATGCCGCAAAAAACAGCTACAAAAAAAGCACCACCTAAAATCACACCTAAAAAGGCAGTGAAAAAGAAAAAAAAGAAAATGCCTATAGACGCTACATACAAGCAGCTGATGCAGACTGCTAAAGAAATATCTATACCTATTGATTTGCTTGAAAAGCATATCTATAATTTTGGCCGTCCAACAGACTATAGACCAGAGATGTGTACTCAGCTAATTCATATTATGGCATCAGGCCGAACATTTCAGGATGCTTGTACAATGCTTGGCATTACTGTTGTCACAGCATATTGGTGGACTAAAGAGCCGACAGAAGACGAACCAAATGCTATGTTCAAACCAGACTTTTTTAAAGCTAAAAAATTAGGGCAAGCGTTATCTGAATTATGGTGGAACGAACTTGGAAAAAAGAATCTGAATAATTTAAAATTCAACAACACATTGTATATGATGTTTCGTTCTAATCTCCACGGTTGGACAAGGAAGCTGGAAGGGAAATTGGAGCAGACTATTACTGAGAATCATATCGAAACAAAACGAGTAGAAATGAAAGTGGACATACAGATGTCTGCTGAAGAAGTGAAAGAATATATAGAAGGACTGGTGGCGTATGGCATCATTGAGCCAGAGCGAATTGCAGACGCTGTTCTTATCGAAGTTGATAAGCAGCAACCTGCCAAAGCTCACTAATTACATCCCGCATACACCAACAGCAAAGCAAATGCTGTTCCTGAAGTATGAAGGATTGGATGCATTTTACGGCGGCGCAGCAGGCGGTGGGAAAGCTCTAAGTGCTGATAGTTGCGTGTGTACTCCTTTTGGGTTTAGAAAAATATCTGATCTAAAAGTCGGTGATCGTATATGTACGGTGAATGGTAGTAATTGTCAGGTGATCGGTGTTTATCCCCAAGGCAAACAACAGCTATATGCAATTTCTTTTTCTGATGGATCAAGTGTAAAGGCAACGCAAGAACACATCTGGAAATATTCTGTCGCACAGAAAGGCAAATGGAGAAAGTCTGGATTACAATATAAGTTGGGGTTGACAGGACAGTTGAAGGAGCTAATGGACCAGGATTATTCTGTTTTAATCCCCCTGTGTGCTCCAGTTCAATTTACAAAATCATATAAATATGATTTACGACAAATTCATCCGTATGTTTTGGGGTGTTTGCTTGGGGACGGTAGTGTTACTATTAGTCCCGTAAAGATGCATTCAGCAGACCCAGAAATAATTTCATATATGGAAAAAGTAACCGGACATACTTGGCATAGGTACGGAGATTCTATAACATATCGAGTTCTGGAAGAAGATAGCAAAGAATTGACTTATTGGTTGAAGAAAAATAAATTGTTTGGCCATAATCATTATAATAAATTTATTCCTGATAATTATAAATATAATTCTATAGAGGGTCGATTTGAATTGCTCAGAGGATTATTAGATACAGATGGATATTGTTCTACTGGGGGAAAGGTTTATTTTTCTTCTGCGAGTAAGCAGTTAGCATTAGACGTACAATGGATTGTTCGTAGTCTTGGTGGCAATGCAACGCTTAAAAAGAAAGTTGGAAGTTACACAAAAGATGGACAAAGAATAACAACTACTGATAATTATTCTGTATATATTCGCATGGTTGATAATTCATTGTTATTTAATTTATCTCGTAAAAAGGAACTCGCACAGCAATATAATGGTGGTCGGTTTGATCTTAAAAAAAGAATTGAAAAAATAGAGAAGGTAGAAATTGCGGATTGTATCTGCATTAAAGTGGACCATCCTGATGGATTATTTATCACAGATGATTTTATTGTAACTCATAATTCGGATGCTCTGCTTATGGCAGCATTGCAGTATATGGATATACCTGGATATAATGCGCTGTTGATTCGTGATACATATGCCAACTTGACAAAGCCAGGAGGCTTGCTTGATCGCAGCAATGAGTGGCTCTCATTGTCTGATGCAAAATGGAATGGCGATATGAAGGCATGGATTTTTCCGACAGGTGCGACATTGAGTTTTGGTTATATTGATGGACCGAGAGATCATTTTAACTATCAGGGAGCAGAGTATCAGTTTGTTGGAATTGATGAAGCTGTAAACATTAGAGAGCACCAAGCGATATATTTATTTTCACGTCTCAGAAAAAAGAATCCCGAATCCTACCGTAAAGATTTAAAAGTATTAACATCTCTTTCTAAATCTCAAATTGAGCAAGCCTATCAACAATATTTGTCTGTACCGCTTCGTTTTCGCTGTGCAAGTAACCCGCCCAGGATTGAACAGAAAGAACGTGGTGACTGGGTGAAGCAGCGGTATGTTGATGTTGAGACACGAGAAGGCAGAATATTTATCCCTGCAAAAATAGCAGACAATCCCCACCTTAATCAGGCAGAGTATCGCACATCATTGAAAGAGCTGGATCCTATCACCAGAAAACAACTTGAAGATGGAGACTGGAATATTCAGGTATCAGGTAGATTTTTTAATCGTACCTGGTTTGAAATTGTAGATAAATCCTGTAATGCTGATGATACTGATATGGTCGTTCGCTATTGGGATTTAGCCGCAACAGAAGAGGACCCAAATAAAGACCCGGCATATACGGTTGGATTGAGAATGAGACGGTCACGATTTGGTATATATTATATTGAATCTGTTATCAGAAAACGATTATCACCCAGGAATGTGGAACAGCTCATCAGGCAGACTGCTGATATGGATGGTAAATCTGTATTGATAGGCATGGAGCAGGAGCCTGGTAGTGCTGGTGTGAACAACATTAATAATTATCGGACTCGTGTGCTTCCTGAATTTGCATTTTTTGAGAACAAAAAAACAGGAAGTAAAATTGATAGTGCTCGCCCTGTTGCTGCTCAGGCAGAGGCGGGTAATATCAAGATCGTTCAGGGAGCCTGGAATGGTGATTTGCTTGATGAGGTAGAGTTATTTCCAGGCAAATTTAAAGATCAGGTGGATGCGCTTAGTGGAGCGTATGAAATGTTGAGTAGTGGAGTGGGGGCGAGAGCCCGCTGGTTATAGGAGGAATAAGATGGAAAAGTTTATTGGTGGATTGCAGGGATTTTTTATCGGACTCGCTATCGGTGTAGTAGGAGGAGCTGTTGCTTTTTATTTTCTTGTGGCTAAAGTGAAAAAAGTAAAAGAATTTATTTTTGGCAAGTAGTTGGTGTATGCGGGAGACTATAACTGGGACTGCTAATGTGCTCCCGGCTCCGGTAACTCCTGATATGTGCCGCATATCGATGTATGTAAAATATCTGGACGGGACTATTCCAGTATCATTAACTACGGCATTATCAATTATCGAGCTGCCACATATCGGAAGCAACACGGCATATTCTGGGGTTGCATTTGAGGGAATATATAATAGTTGTACTGGATTGCTCTACTGGGATATTTTGCAGGGAGCAACAGCAGCGATTACCATTGAAGAGTTAGGAATTGATCGGATAAAAATAACGATACCAGCTACTGCTACGGCAGAGATTGAAGACTTGCTATAACGTGGAGGAATAGAGATGGCATTTACAGAAGAATTTTTTGGGCCGCATAGATGGCAGCAGT